TAAAGCGGAGCTAATCCTATAATTAAAAAAAGCACCATAAATGTTATCGGTACGCTTGCTTTAATTAACGCATCTTTAAACATGAGAAAAGTTTTAGACATTATTACCATCGTAACTGGAATTCTTATGATAGGAATTTTAGGGGGTGGATTCTTCACATTTAAGTATGTTACTAGTGAACAGTTCAAGGCCAAGATTATGAATCAAGTACTTGAAAATGTACAAGGACTTATGCCTGATGTATTAGATAATGCTATCCCTGACTTTACTACTCCAGCTATAAATCTTCCTAAGAATAAAGTTCATTTACAAGAAAGCATACACTTGCATGAGAATTTACAAGAGTTGCAAGAACAAGTAGAAGAGATAGAAGAAGAAGTTATTGCATAAAAATGAATTGTTATTGGTGTGATACAGAATTAATAATAGGAGGCGATATTGATATTGATGAAACTATGCATCCTAATTTATATCCAGAGTTTTCTGTAAGAACTAATCTTAGTTGTCCTAGATGTTTTTCAGAAGTAGAAATCTTAAAAAAAAGAGATGCTTTTGATTGATGGTTTTTGGATTTATAAAAAAGCTACTTAAATATTACGTTGATAAATTAATATATTGGTTGCGTATGAAAAAATTTAACTTGGAATTAGATAATGAAATAAAAAAATATTTTGCAGAATTAGATAAAGAAGATGAAAAAACTAAAATAAAAAAAGTTGGTCAGTTTGGAAAAGATGGTTGGTCTATTTCTATTGGAGATGTAGAAGATGGAAATACCTGACATATCAATTCCTGAGATAGAAATACCTCAGATAAATATTCCAACACATATTCCATTCCAAGTTTTAAACGTACCACCACCGTCTATTAAATTACCAGGTTGTATTAGATATCATAGGGATGCTTCACCAAAAAACACAGCATTATATGATGACGACCCTAATGGAACTACAATTTTGTGTCCTTATGGCTCAATGCCATCATTTCAACCAATGTTATATGACAGAAGAAGAATACAAATTATAGAGTCAAAAGAACAAGAAAAAAGATCAGAAACTAATGAAACAACTCCAACACCAACAGCAAAACCAGAACTACCAAAAGAAAAGAAAAAGATAGTAATTCCAGAATGCCCTGGTTCAAAAGATCAGCGCGTAGGTGATTACAGAAATTCCAAAAAACTTGAAATAGTCGTTTCGCATCGTTTGGATGGAACAGAATGCATAACTGAGTATGAATCAGTTCCATTTCGTGATAGATATATTCCATCTGCACCACAGTTTGTTGGAGTATTTTCGTTAGCACTTGTTGGTGCATCTGCACCGCTTGTTTTACAGCTAGTTAAACCTCTTGTTAAGCAAGCTGTTTCTAAATTATCAAAGAAAAAAAAGAACTAGTTTTTTGTTTTTAGGTCAATTTTATGATTATGCGGCAAGACTTGATTCTTGACAGGTCTAATCCGGATATCGCTACATAAATCGAAGTAAGGACTGTCTTCGGTAAATTCAATACCTTGAATTTTCTTTTCTCCGCAATGACGTAATCTTGCCATATGCCAATCTAACTCAAGGTTTTTTAATTTTTGTTTATTTATATCATTCTGTACTTTGGCTGCCTCTTTGCACTGTCTTGTGTATTGACGATCTAATGGAATACTAAAATTTAATGTAATTCCTGTTCCAAGTGCAAAACTATCCTTGTTTGTACCAGAATAATTTTGTTGATAAAACAGTATTTCACCTGGTCGATCAGGCGTACCATCTCCTATGGGGTTGCCATCTTCATCAAAGTCGCCTTCTATATCTGTTTCGTCATAAACAGGTGTGTAATAATAATCTCGATAAGGCTTGCGATAATTTGAATTAAATGTAGTGAACGGAGTTATAGTCATCATCGCTCCTTGGCAAACAACACCGCCTCCGTACTGGTTGGTATGGAATCCAGAATTATTAACATTCCAGTTTTGATTAGTTACACTTCCAGAATTTGACTGACTTACAGAATTAGCTAAAACTCCTGTTGGTAACAGGGCTATTGAAAGACAGAGGTAGAAGTAACTACGGATTCCGTTTCTATGGTGCGATTTATGGTTGTGACGTTCTGAAGACCTGGCGCTGAATACGTTTCTGTAAATTGAAAGGCATCTCCTGATGTAGGATTTGTCAATTTCCAATCTGGTTTTGTTGTTAAATCTGCTCCTTTCCATGTATAGCTTTGACCTCCTACTGTTCCTGTGACATTAACGGCATCTGGTGCAATATCACCGTTTGCACTAATTCCTGTGCCAGTGACTGTATATTCATATCCAGTTTTATAGTCTTTACTTGTGATCGATTCTGTAATTGTGGTTTGAGTATTAGTCGTACTAGACATTGTCCCGGTTGTAAAGTTAGGAACAATGTTTGCGTTAGCTGGTGCAGCATATATAAAAAACAGTAATAAAAGCTTTCGCATAACTCATTACTAATCCACCAAGACAGAAGTCACATAAGAAGCTGTCGCTGTAGTTCCAGCCGACCCTGCGGTTACTGAAATAACATGATTATCTACAGTTCCAGCTAGGTTAGTGGCCGTACCTCCCGAAGTGCTAGTCAAGTCGCCGAAAGGGCTTACTTCACCAACAGTTAGAGATGTTGCTACGGTATCCCCGGTTGTATGAGAAACTGTGTATGAGAAGCTTTCGCCGTCAGTCAATTGTGATGCAGTAATTGGTGTATAAGCATTGACCCCATTAGTGGCCGCTCCTAGTCCTCCAAGGCTTCCAGCAGTTGTTCCATCTGTAGTATTAACACCAGTGCCAGAAACAGAATAGGAATTACCAATTCGATCTGCTGTTGTACCGGGCGCAGCTACTTCTAGCTTGATACTTGAACTAATTGTCGAAGTGATGTCTGCGTGTGCGGCTGGTATACCAGCTAATAAAACAAGTGCAAAAAATTTTTTCATGCTTTTGGTTTAGGGTCGATTACTTCAGCACCTTCAATTTTTATAGGTGTTATTACCCTTATAGTTTGCACCATACCTTCGTTTTCGGCAACTTTACCGTCTTTTTTACTACCTTTTTTAGATCCTTCAAGACCAAAAGTTGCAAGCGCACCTGTTAATAAACTGGCCGGGAAAGTTATATCCTTAGGATCACCGCTATAGCCAGGTATTGTTATGTAATTCAAAGTTACGATGAACCCGCTCCAAACGACAACTCCAAGCCGAACAAAAAGGCTAATAATAGCCAACTGTTCTTCTTTGTCATCTAAGCCTTCCTTTAGTTTCTGAAAAGCGTTTTTCTTTTTTTCTTCTGTCATGAAATACCTTTGGTCTATAATATAAATATAGACATAAACTAAAAAAGTGGTAGAACTTATTGCAGCAACAGGTGGCGCGGTGTTAACAGCAGTATTTGTTTCTGCTGGTTCACTTAGCTATAGAGGCAAAAAAAATAGAGAAGATGTAGTTAGCTTACTAACTAAAGTAGAATTAATTTCTGACAAGATGGATGATATGCATGCTGATATGAGAGATATTTATGGAAGGCTTAATTCGCTAGATATTGCTGTTGCAGAGTTAAGACCAAGAAAATAAAAAAAAAAGACCTCTATTTCTAGAAGTCTTAATTTTTAGTGTGCGAGAAAACTCTCAATTAAAATTTAACAAAAAAAGACCCCTATTGCTAGGGGTCTGAGTTCTTGCGAGTGTCTAGTGTTGCCTAGTTTCCACTAGTCACTCACAAACTCCCACACACGCGAATACATTAGCACAAAAAAAAGCCCCCTGCATGGGGGGGGTGTAATATTACTCTTTTTTAAGTTCATTAATCATAAAGAGCATTTGATCAATAGTACCTAATGGTATCTCTTGACCTCTAACAAGTTTATTGACTTGTTTTTGTAAATAATCAAGATAGTAAAATCTTGTTTCTTTTGAAAGTTTCATAATAATGTGTAATGCCCCCCGAAGGGGGCGTAAGTTTACAAGTAAAGCATTCCGTTATCGGGATCGATAGGAAAACTTTCGTGGCCTTCGCCGAGTTTGTTTAGCTTTTTTATTGCGCTCCTAAAAGCTCGTTTGTAATTACCAAATTCTTTTTTGGTCATTTCCTCGAACTCTACGAGGTCTGCTAAACCTTGCATAATCGTATTGCCGTTAATCATATCGGCTAAGATTTCCAGATCGTAATTGTCTAATTCGTCTGTAATTTCTTTCTTAATCTCTATGCTCCAATTTAGATGGGAAGCTTTTCGATCTAATAAATCGAAATCCCAATCATAAGTTTGAGATAGAGCATCAGCGATGCAATCAGGTGGCCGATCAGCAAGAAGCTCGGCTTCACGTTTTGTGAATTTAATCATGTTAAATTTTCTAGGTTCTAAATTGACCGCCGCTTCCAGCGGTTACCCTTATTATAAATCCAACTAATCAACAATAGGATTTTAGTGTGACACTAATTTAATTGGCACACTAGTTTTAACATAAAGTTTTTTTCTGCAAATTGTAGTAATATTAGTAATAAGTCGGGAAGCCTGACGATCTCTTGCAAAGCGGATCTGAAAGCTATACCTCTTGATAATGTCGAGTCTTGGTTGGGGGCTTGATTAGAGTAAGGCAGGGCAGTCTTTAAGGTTTGGCTGACTTATCTCCCGATCTTTCTTTTATTTTAAAATTATGCTTAAAATTTTAAAACCATTATTAATTAGATTTCTTTCTACAACAGCTTGCAAGCAGCTTGTTATAGATTTGCTTCGCTCAATTTGCAAGCAAACCTCTAATAATCTTGACGATCAAGCAGTTGATTTTTTAGAGAAGCAATTATTTCCTAGTAGAAAAATAAGTTCACTTCCAGATTAATTATTTTTTCTTTTTTTTCTTCTTTGGAGGTCTTCCTACTTTGGAGCCATAGCTCCCTTTCCCACTCGGCATGATGTTGTAAATAGCTATTTATATAGTAAGATAAAAAACCTCACATATCCATAAATGCATAGATTAACTTTTGTAAAATGTCCAAAGTGCAAAGAAGTAACTAGACAAAAAGTAATTAGATCTGAAAGAAATTCAAAAAAAACTATTGTTAGAACAAGATTATGTATGGTGTGTGAACATAGATGGCATACTATTCAAACACCAGAAAGAATAATAAACGATCGAAAAGCTGGCTATCTCAGGGCATCCTAGCTATCGTAAAGGCATGAGACTACAAATGCCTTGGTCTGGTTGGTTTAACAATCAAGCTAAAAAAAGAAAAAAAGTAGAACCTTGGGTAATGGCAGATGTTACTTATGAGGAAGAGTTTCATATTGAATTAGTTTTAAGAAATGTAATAAATTACATTGATCCCGATGAAGTACCAGATCTTATTAGTGCTTTTGCAAAAGAAAATTTTAGACTTGTCAAAATAATTCAACAAGCTGGTGAACATATAGACAAAATAAATTCTAAATCTGCCTCTCCCAAAAATAAGGGCAATCTTTAGCCCATACACCACCACTAGCTTTGCCCTCTGGTAAGCTAAGACCGCATTCTGCTTTAACTATTAAATGATGAATGCAATCAATACATTTTGGTAACCCTCTATTTATAGCCCTAATATCTGCATATAAATATTCTGCCTCCAAAACTGCTGGTTCAAGTTCTTTTGCACTAAGAGCTAAATCAACTTTACCTTTTTTTGATTTTATTTTTACACGCCATTCTTGCGGTGTTTTCTCATAAAGTACCATGCGTCCAGCATGATACCTAAGAGATGCCATTACCTACTCCAAATTTTATCCTCGTAGCCATCTGGGGGTCTGCTTATCCAATATCTTTGTCCATTTATAACTCTAAATACATAATTACCGCAACATACGATCTGACCTAAGTCTCTCTGCTGCTTCTTTTGCTTCTGATTCTGTCTCGTATAATCTACCGGCATAAACTTTTTGTCCATCAAAATACCAAGGTCTAAATTTTGCTGTAAGTCCATAATATATCGGGTTGACTCCGATTTGTCCTTTGCAGACTAAATGTGTGATATACAAGATTTTTACAAATTACTTACTCTAAAACTTACTGATCCTGTTCCATTATTTATATGTATATATTGTGCTGTAGAAGTATCAACTCTTATAGTGTTTGAAGTTCCTAAAGGATGATGTTGTGAATCTTGCGTGATATCTGATGGTTCTGATTTCTGTATAGCTTGAGATTGTTGACCTTCTGCATAACCTTTTTGATATTGTTTTCTCATGTCTTCTTCTGTATATCCATTTCGCTGTCCATCTAAGTAACCTTCGTTATATTTTGCATTTAAATGTCTATCTAATTCTCTTTGATAATCTGCTTTTAAATCATTAATACCTTTTTGATATGCATTATCTATAGCTCTTTGTATTTGTTCTTGCGATGCTGGGGCTGCTCCTTTATATAAATGCACACTAACTTGTTCCCTATTTATAGCTCTTACAAACTTTCTGGCAGCAACTAAAGCCTCGTTTTCGTTTGGGTTACGAGTTGCTAAGTTCCAAAGTTTTTGTAGTTTTTCTACGTTCATTGTTTTGCCATAATTTGATGAGAGTTTCTAATTCTTTAATGCGCTTCTGCGCGGCTTGTATTTTTTGTTCATTTGTCATTTTATATCCGATATTTTTTCTTCAAAAAGTTTTACAAATTTAAGCATATAAGGTAAATCTTCAGAAGAAATAAAACCCCATACGCCTTGTTTTTTTAGACTTCTATCGGCTTTTAAAAAATCTCTGCAACAAGTGTAGTTATCAAATAATTCTTGCATTTCTTCATCTGTCATTCAACTATCTCCCAAATATCCTAATTTTGCTTTTCTAATTGCTGATGCACATTTTTCTGGATTATATCCAATCCCTCTGCCAACAGTTCTTATCCAATGTATGCCTTCTTTTAATACACCATTTTTTCTGTATTTAACTAAAGACGCTTCAGATTTTAAGCCCATCATATTGGCAGCAGTTAATTGTTGATAAAAACCTTTGCTTGCAAAATATTTTACTTTGCGTGGGTCAAAAGGATCGCTTTTTGTTTCTGGGTTACTTTCATTTGCTTTTTTTATTTCTCGTATATAATCGAGTAACTTTGAAAGTCTTTCAGTAAGCGGACTTTCTGCTTGTTTTTTTTCTTTTCTTCTTTGGAATTCAATAGTATATATTGACGTTAAGATTGACCACTCAATGTCCATACATTGTTTTTCAGTAAGATTAATTTTCATTCAACTATCTCCCATTTACAATCTTTCCATCTTGCTTCTACATACTTAATAGCTTTCTTTTTATTTTCTGCATAAGTGGTTAGCTTCATAGGGCAATTACCAACACCATTAACAATAAACCTATATTTTCTAGTTTTACTGTCTTTTTCTGCTCTAGTAACGCCTTCCATGTCAGGTGGCATATCTAATATTTCTTTGTCGGGAAAGTTGTTTGACCTCATTGTTCTTGCGTGGGGTTGGTTTATGTTCTTGGGAGTAGTTGGTTTATTACTCATCCATAATCTCGCTCATAGTTAGTATATGTGCTTTTTGTTGTATAGATTCGTATGTATCTTTTCCTAATTTTTTTATTAATAAGTTAGAAAAAGTGTCCTCATATTTAGTTTTATATGCGCTCTTTTGTTCTTTTTGTAAGTCTAATATTCTTAAAAATTGATTACATATATTAATTTTTTTATTTACCTTATGTAACCAAGTTTTATTACGTAATGATGGTTCTTCACTTTTTACTCTTCTCTCCATAAAAATCATTTCATCAACAGCAATCCTTAATTCATCTCTAAGAACTGTTTGTTGATCAGCAGTTAATTCATTGATCTTATCGACATGAATTATTTGATCTAGACTTATGCTTTTATAAAAAGCAGACATGGTGTAATTACAAGATTTATACATTTATTTTAGCTTAAATGATAATAAAGTTTAAAAAAGGGGCATATAGCCCCTATATGTTTAGAAGGGAATAAAATCCTCTTCTTTATCTACAGTTCTTGGAGCAGTTGTATTAGATGGAGTTACAGTACCACCAGACATTTCTGCTTCTTCTATAGCTTTTAATGTTTTGTAATCTGGCTCTAGATTAATAGAAAGATACTGCAAGCCACTCTTAGAAGTATTGATATAACCAACAGCCCTGATAGTAACAACACCTTCTGGGTTGTAGTCATTAGGTTCTGGCTTTGCTTTTTGCAAATAATTAACCATCTTTACAATGTCCATTTGTGTCACTTGCATATTTCCACTATATTGTGGATATTTTTTGCTTGGATCGTACTTTTCTTTATATCGAGCCTTAAGGCTTTCTTCTGTTGACTTAAAAAGTGCAAGGTTTACTTTAAATTCCATGATTAAGAAACTGAATTAGATTGACGTTTGGCTGATTCTAAATCCTCTATCTCAGCCAACTTATAGAGGATCTTTCCATTGATGGTGTAGAAAGAAGGCGGTTTACCTTCTCTTCTCCACCTTTCAACAGAATTAACGTGAACTCGCCATCTTTCAGCAAGTTCAGCAGGGGTTAAAAATTGATCATTACATTCCGTGGTCATCAAGGCTCTCCTTTTCGATTTCGGGTGTGACATCAACAGGTTGTATATCTACAACCTCTTCACTTGTCTGTACTCCCAACAATAAGTCAGGAATATATTGTCTGCCAAAAAATGTTGCGGCGCGGTTCCTCAACATTAATTCCGGCATTGAGGTATACTTCGGGTTTTTAGTCCAGCCTTCTAACCTAGCCATCCTCATAGATACTGCTGTACCTTTTATTAACTTTTGATCTTCTACTCTTTTAGCAACACATTGTACTTCTAATGTTTCGCCTTCTCCTTTAACCAAGTAATCAAAGTTTTCAAATCTACCGCAGCCCATAATTTGACTACTTATGAATTGCGCTGACCATGTAGGTCTGCCATGTATTACATTTAAATTTTGCATTACTGTTAATGGACTAAGTTTCATTCTTTTACTCATTTCTATTGCCACTAGACAATTAGGTAATCCTTTTTGTCCTTGGTAACTAATAGGAACTAAATTAGATTCACATAAACTTTTTGCTTGCCTTTGTGCAAACTCAAAAGAATCTGTGTTCTTGTAGATAGAAGATTCATCTTCTGATATTTGTGTTGTGATTTCTGATGTCATTAGTAAAGTTGTACCTCCCCATGTAAGTTAGGATCATAATCTGGTTCTTCTTTTTTATCAGTCATCCAAGGTGGAAGACCGATAGAAGTTATTTCTGGTGTATAGTCTGGAAACTCATTAGACACCATTGCAGTTTGTATTTCTGGTATAAGTACATCTAATTCTTTCATTGCATAATTAATCATTTCTTGATCGGCTTTATAAACTCCA